TCATCGAGGGTTCGAATCCCTCCGTTTCCGCCAACCATCAGGAAAAGCTGCCAGCATGGCCTTGAAGCCATCGGCAGCTTTTTTTTCGTCTTCGTTCGTAGAGGACTCAAGGTCTTCGGTCATGGCGGCCATGAAGGCATGTGCTGGGTCTTCGCCCAGGATGGCGCGCAACTTGCCGCGCAAACGCCAATTGCAGGGGCGCTTCCCCTGTTTCATCTGAACAAGGTTCGACGGGTTTTCACCCACCATCTCGGCCAGTTTCCGTTGGCTTCCTGCCACTGCTGATGCCTTCTCAATGAGCTCGGCAAGAGTTACTTCCGTCACTAGTGGTTGCATTTTGAACATTCTCCGGGTAGGCTTCTGGTGTCAGTTTGAACACGAGTTCGGACTGGCAATGTACAAATTATCCAGCAGCCGCCATGCACCACCAGATCACCCCCGGCGTCGTCGTCCAGACCGCCTACCAAATCGAGCTGAGAGTCCGCGCCCTTGAGGGCAACGTCGCCGAGCTGGAGGCCTTTGACGGCTCCTTCGTCGGCTTCCGGCACGTCTCCAGCCTGACCGTGTGCCTTCCCCCTGCCGCGAAAACGGCACCGGCTCAAAGCTTGGCGGCTGCGGCCGGTGCCGGGCAGGGGGCGGGCACCTTGCGAACGTTTGCGCCTCTCCGGCATGGCCTCGGGACCTGGTGCGTCATATGCGCGGGCGACCGTCGCATCGTCTGTGGCTATCCGTGCGTCGAGGGCAGGCAGGAGCGCCGCGCATGAGCACCGCTCCCCTGGCTGGCTCGGCCCTCATCCACATCGATCACCACACCATTCGCTACAGCCGGCCCGAACCGGCCATGAGCGAATCGGCGCGCCGCATTGTGCGGCTGTCGCGGCATTGGGCCCGCATGGACCGGGTGCGCCTGCATGACGATGAGCTGTACCTGATCCACATCCGCATGGACCTGGCCGACCTGGCCGGCCAGTACATCGCAGATGCCACCATGGATTTGGATGCCATGGCGTGGGCCAGCAAAGAGGCCGCAGCAGGCCGGCGCACGGAGGGGCCCCGCGCAGCGGGGAGGGGCCGGGCGGCGGCTCGCGGAGGACTGACGTGCAAGTAACACGTCAGTCTAGTCTCACCACTGAGACAAACCTTGGTTCTGACGCGGCCTTGCTGGACGTCGATGTGCCCCAGGTCGTCCAGCTTTTCCCGAAGCCTGGCAGCCATCCGGAGTGGTATCCCCGGCCGGTCACGAAAGTGCAGATGGTCGGCTTCTGCGACTGGCTGTCGATCTACCAAAGGCACTTCGGCGGTGGCTTGCCGAAGATCGCGGATGGGGCAGTGATGCGCATTGACAGCGACGGCGAGGTCGAATCGATCACGTTGAAAAAGCTGCGTATCGAAGGCTCGCACGAATCCTCGGTGTTCGTGCGCTGCGACGGTGAAACCGTCTGGTTCGACGGCAACGTGTCCAAGCTGGGCCGGCCGGACAACGTTTTCGGCTACTCGTTCCGCCAGTGCCTTCAGATCGTCAACAACCTGCTGCTGTCGCTGGGCTTGCCTCCGTTCAGCGAGGGTGATCGCTACGTCACGAATTTCAAGGGCGAGCCTCGCACCTGCTGGACGGGCGCGATCGTTACGCGGGTGGACGTCACGCAGAACTACGCGGTGGGCGGGAAGGAAAACGCCTACCACTTCATGCGGTACCTGCAGAGCCAGCAGGCCAGCAGGTTGAAGACCGGCACCTACGGCGAAGGCGAAACCGTGGACTTCGGACGCGGGTCGCGGTACCTGTATTTCAAAGCCTATCTCAAGGGTCCAGAGCTGCGCCGGCACGCGACGAAAGTACGCGCCGATGCGGAAAGCATGTTCAAGCCCGAACCCAACCCGTACGTGCTCCAGCTCGCGGACTGGTGTGATGCCGTCGGCCTGGTGCGGGTGGAAATGACTTTCAAGGCGACGAAGCTGCACGACATGGGGTGCCACTACCTAGGAGGCTTCGACATGAAGCAGCTCGAGCTCGAATTCGATAGGCGCTGCGAAGTGCTCACGCGTGCATCGGCTGACGTCGATCAGCTGACAGATCTGCCGAAGGCACTGCTTGCGACCTACCGCATGTGGCAGGCCGGCGACGACCTCACGGCGAAGCTGTCGCGCGCAACGTTCTATCGCCATCGGCGCGAGCTGCTCCCGTACGGCGTGGACATTGCGATCAAGTCCAACGTCGTCCCCCTCAAAACGAAGACCCGGGTGATCCAGCTCGGCCCGGTGTCTATGCCTGACTGGTACGAGCTGCCGGAGATCGAAAGGAAACGCTATGTCCACCGTGGTGGTTGAAGTAATCGGGATGAAGGCCTTCAAAGGCTTCGTCAACAACGAAGGAATCAACAGCGGAATGCTGTTCGGCCGTGTGAAGCTGGACGACCGCTACAACAAGCCGGGCGAGAACTTCAAGGGCGGTTTCGCCGTGGAGGAATGGAAGATGCCCGATGCGGAAACCGTCTTCCGCATGCAGCACCTGCCCATGCCGTTCGTTTGCGCGCTGGAGATCGAGCGCGTTTCCAACGGCCGCGAGACGAAGGAAGTGGTGATGGACGCCCGGCCCGTCGAGACGGTGAAGGCCACGCCGGCCGATCCGAAGACCGTGGCGATAGCGCCTGTCGCCGAGCAGCGCAAGGTCGCCTGAATGGACGACATCGAGTGCTCGCACTGCGGCCATACCGGGGACCTCGATGACTTCTGCGACGGCGACGAGCTGGTGTGTCCGGAGTGCGGCGCGTCCGACGTGGGCGAAGACGGGGACGGGTGAACGGCGATGAACATCCTCGTTTGCAATGTGCCTCAGGCACCGTGCCCGCCCGATCAGCAGGGCCTGCTGACCTTCAGCCAGGCGGAGGACTTCGCGGCCCTCGGTCTCACGCCTGAAGCGCTGTTGGCTGCATATGCGTTCGGCGCTGGCAGCGTCGTGCTGTGGTGGTTTCTCGGCTACTGCATCAGCCTGGCCATCAAGCTGATTTCCAAGGCGTGATCAATGCAGCTATCAGCCCGGCGTGCTGGGTTGATGGGTGCAAACCGGATTTCCCGGAACACCGAGTTAGGAGTAGGAGTTTGGAAATGGATGCAATCTTTGCAGCAGTGGATTTCAAGACCGTGGCCGCGGCCGTGGGCGTGATCGGTATCGCCGTCATCGGCATCCACATGGCCTTCAAGGGCATCGACCTGGGCAAGCGCGGCGTGAAGAAGGCCTGAGGGTAGACCTGTGCTGATAGGGGCGCTGATTGCTCTCTTCCTGGCCCTGGTGGCCGTGATTGGGGCGGTCAGCGCCCTTGTTTTTGCCCTGCAGGTGCGCAATGGCTAAATGGATTTTGAAGGCGTTGGTTGCCATGTTGTTGGTCCCCGCTGCTGCGCATGCTGCGGTTCAGTGGTTCACCAACGAAGACCTCACGGGCGAGGCCTATCCGACAGCTATTGCAGCGTGCAATGCTCTTGCCGAGATGCAGTCTGGTGTCACGCGCAGGCCCTATGAGCGACAGATCAGAGATGTTCGGTATTGCTGGCTCAGGCAGTCCGACGATCCAGATAACAGTTGGTTTTTTTTCCGGAACGTATACCCAAAAGACGTGCAATGCACCTCTGGTGTCTCGTCAGTTCAGAACGTAGGCATCGGCTGGGCGCGCTACCGCTCGGGGTCGGGCGGAAGGTATCCAGTCGATGGTGGCGGAAGCGCTGATGTTGTCGGTGCGCTTGGATCCCCCCCATCGAACATGTGCCAGGCTGGATGCCAAGTCGCCATGTCCGGAAGCTGGGACGGCTACCTTGATATGGACGCCGTATCCAATGGTTTCAACAAGGTGCTGGCGCAGGCTACGTACATCACAAACGGGTTGACGTGCGACACGCCTACGGACAAGTCCGGTCCTCCTGCCCCGACGTGCGATGGTGCTGTCGGCCAGGTTAACGGCCGCACGACCTGCATTCCCAGCGGCGGCAACGGTGCTGGGTCTGGCACCGGTGGCACAGGCGGTGGCACAGGCGGCGGCACAGGCGGCGGCACGGGCGGTGGCACGGGTGGAGGCACGGGTGGAGGCACAGGCGGTGGCACGGGTGGAGGCACAGGCGGTGGCACGGGTGGAGGCACAGGCGGTGGCACGGGTGGAGGCACAGGCGGTGGCACGGGTGGAGGCACAGGCGGTGGCACGGGTGGAGGCACAGGCGGTGGCACAGGCGGTGGCACAGGCGGTGGCACAGGCGGCGGCACAGGCGGCGGCACAGGCGGTGGCACTGGCGGTGGCACTGGCGGCGGCACAGGAGGCGGCACAGGCGGTGGTGGTGGTGGCGGCGGCGGTGGCGGTGACTGCAAAGAGAACTGCGGAAACGGCAACGGCTCCGGAGGCGTCACGGACGGCAAAGAGCACAAGCAGCCCGCCCTCTACGAAAGCAAGTATTCCAACGGTATCAAGGGCGTATGGGAGTCATCCGGCCTCGGTGGCTCACAGGGCAAGCTGTCCACGCTGGCCGGCTCCTTCGTGCCTTCGATCAGCGATACCAACGGGGCCCCGATCTCGTTCAAGGTCCCGCTCAACTTGGGCATCGTGAACTTCGGCACCTACGACGTCAGCCCGCCACCCATGGTGTGGGCCTTCGTTCGCCTGTGCATCTTGATCACCGCGCTCTGGCTCGCGCGCGCACTCGTTTTTGGAGGGTAAAAAAATGGCAGAAGAGAGTAGCGGGATCGCCGCGGCCATCGCGTCGGTGGTCAAGGGAATTCAGAAGGTGGTCGACAAGCTCGATGCCTTCATTGAATGGTTTTTCGAGCTGTGCCCGCGCATGTTCAAGGCTGCGCTGACGCTCTTTCAGGACGTCTTCCTCTGGTGCTTCGAGCAGTGCCTCGGCCTGGCTAAATCCGCCCTCGAGGGAATCACCGGCCTGGAGACAATGGCTGCAGAAGCCGCCAAGACATGGGCCTTGGTTCCCCCTGACGTCATCATCGTGCTGCAGTCCATTGGCCTCGGCACCGCGCTGGGCATCATCACCAGCGCGATCGTCATCCGCCTGCTGCTGCAGCTCATTCCGTTTGTGAGGCTTGGCTCATGATCATCCTTTTGGAAGGCGTCCCCGGCTCGGGGATGAGTTACGAGGCAGTCGCCTACCACGTGATCCCCGCGCTCAAGGCCGGGCGCAAGGTGGTCACGAATTTGCCGCTCAACGTGGAGGCAATCCGCGCGGTGAATCCGGATTGGGCTGAGCTGCTGGAGATCCGCCGCGGCCCGCAGCCATTTGTGAGGCTTGGCTCATGATCAACCTTTTGGAAGGCGTTCCCGGCTCGGGGAAGAGTTACGAGGCAGTCGCCTACCACGTGATCCCCGCGCTCAAGGCCGGGCGCAAGGTGGTCACGAATTTGCCGCTCAACGTTGAGGCAATCCGCGCGGTGAATCCGGATTGGGCTGAGCTGCTGGAGATCCGCCGCGGCCCGCAGCCATTGCTCGGTGGATGGGATGCCGAAGCGGCCAACCGCGGCGAGCCGGCCTACCTGGTCGGCGTTTTCCCCGATGGTGTCGTGCCCGAGCTCACGCACAAGGGCCTGCCCGCCATGCCTCCGCCGTCGAATCAGCGGCTGTTTGCTGGCGTCTGGGACTTCTACGACACCTGGCGCGGCGAGGGCAACATCGGCCCTCTGTACGTCATTGACGAGTGCCACGTGTCCTTCCCGCGCGAGCAGATGCGCAAGGGCAAGATGACGCCCGATGAGGTCATTCAGTGGTTCAAAATCTCGCGCCACTTTGGCGCCGATGTGCTGCTCATGACCCAGCGGATGAAGGCGCTGGAAGAGGATGTGGCCGGCCTGGCCGAGATGCATATCCGCGTGCGCAAGGCCACGTTCTTGGGCCGGCCGAATGAGTACGTGCGGAAGGTCTTCGCCGGCCTGCGCGGTGGTGAGGTGTCGAGCGACATTCGGCCGTACAAGCCCGAGTTCTTCGGCTTCTACAAGTCGCACACCCAGGGGGCGGCGGTGATCGAAGCTGCAGCCCAGGACGTCGCCCCGGCCAACGTCAAATGGCGCCGGGCAGCCCTCGCTATGTTCGCCGTGTCTGGCCTGGGGTTCGTCTGGCTCGGGTGGCAGATTTTTGGCCCTGCGCCCGAGCCAAAAAAGCCGGCCACGCAGCCGGCCAAGCTCATGGTGATGCAGGGCGGGAAGCTGGTCGATCCCACGGTTGCAGCACCTGCAGGTGGGCCCGCACAGGCGGTTGTGGCCACAGCATCGGTTGCACCAAATGCCGCGCCCGCGGCTGTCGTCGTTCCTGCCGTCGCTGCCCCGCCAGTGCCACCCGAGCCGATGGAGGCCCGCGGCTTGCACCTGGCCGGCTGCATGACGATGCGTGGCCAGGTGGCTTGCGTCATCGCTGTATCGCAGAACGGGCAGCCAGTGTTCACCGTCACGGATGCTGACCTGGTCAGGATGGGGTACAAGTTCGACCGCCTGGCGGACTGCGCCGCCGTCGTTACCTGGCGAGGAACGTCCCGGTCGGTCATTTGCGATTTGCCTCAGGTCGGCATGTCCGTGGCGGGTGTGCCCAGGGCTGCGCAGGAGCAGGCACAGCAGGCCATGGTGCGCACGATCCCGGCCCCTGAGGTTCGCGCTTCTGCATCGGATACTGTTACCGTCGCCGATGTCGTCCACCAGGCTCGCACTGGCACGCTGCCGGTGGCGCAGTAACATCCCCAACCTGGAGAGGTGACCATGATTTTGTTTCGTCTTCGGTGGTGGTACTGGGCTACTCGGTTCGCCCGTGCTCGACGGGTCGCCCGGTGTCAGGCATGGCTTGACCGTCCCCCGCATTTCGCGGACGCCGCAGCCATAGAGCGCGCGCGTCAGCACTTAGAGCGCCTGCGCGCGGAAACGCCGCCTGCCTGTGTAGTTGATCAGCTCCGGGGTATGGGGCAGGGCCCCATGTAGACCTGTCACGCGCGACATGCCCCGCGCAAAGCCCACAGCGGCCCTAGCGCGCCCCGACCACCATTCCCAAGGCCTCGGCCTGCCAAGCGGCAGTTCGGGGCCTTCTTGCGTTCGCCGGTGTTGTTCGCGGGGCGGTGCCTTCCCAAAAACCGGCGGCGAGCTCTCGCGCCTGAAAAACCGGTATTGCGCGACAGCGCTCCTGGACTGCCGCGCCTAAATTCGTCGTCCCACAGAAAGGGACCTAAATGCTTATCGGATATGCACGAGTCAGCACTCAAGATCAGGACACGGCGCTCCAGCTGGACGCCTTGGCAAAAGCTGGCTGCGAAAGGGTGTTTCAGGAGAAGGCGAGCGGCGCGACCAGGCGCGGGCGGCAGGAGTTGGCCAAGTGTCTTGCCAGCTTGGGGAAGGGCGATGTGCTGGTGGTCTACAAGATTGACCGCATCGCGCGCAGTCTGTTCGACCTGTTGGACATCCTGCGCCAGCTGGAGCGGGTCGGCGCCACCATCAAGAGCGTCACGGAGCCGCTGGATACGACCAACAGCATGGGGGTGTTCGTCGTCCAGATTTTGGGCGCGGTGGCCCAGCTGGAGCGGTCGATGATTAGGGAGAGGTCGATAGCCGGCCAGCTGGCGGCGAGGGAGAGGGGGAGGCACCCTGGCAGAGTGCGTGCTCTGAGCGCGGAGGATGAGGCGGCAGCAGTAGCGGAGTACAGGGCCGGAGGGATCACACAGGCGGGGCTAGCTCACAAGCACGGCGTATCCACATCGGTGATCAAGCGGGCTTTGCAGCGCGTACGCAACACTCCGCAGTAG